AGCAGGATTAAAAGCATGACCAAACTTAGGACCAATGATGACACGGGTGTTTGCACCTGTACCAGAACCATAAATGAATGCGTTGGCACGGGTGTAACCAGTACCAATCGTAGTCACATTAACTCTTGCGATGTTTGCATTTGCAGCAGTTACATCAATACTTGTGTTTGAAATAACTGCATTTGCGACAGCACCAACACCATCACCATCAACATAAACACGGGTTGAGATAGTCATGTTGTTTGCATTACCACCAAAATCATTTGTCGCAGAAGAAAGTGTAATCAAACCATTTGCAATTGAAATGTCTGCAATGTGAGTATCTACAGCAAGACCAGCACCAGAAATTGACATGTTGGCAAGATTTGCGAGAGTAGGAATACTGAAGATTGCAAGTGTGTTTGCAGTATTTGAAAGACGAATTGTAGATTGACCAGACACAAATCCATCTACACGAATATTTGATGCTTCACGATAATTAGTACCGTTTGCAGTCACTACGATTGTTGTTAGTTCACCAATCAGAACACCAGTATCATTTACACCAAAATCAAGTGCAAGAGTAGATGTTGGGGCAGGAATAAAAGAATCGTCTAAGAATTTATTTGATGGTTGAACATTGAACATATATTTCCAAATGAATCCATCAGCAGTAGAGATGTTTCCGTTTGATGTTGTATAGTCGCCAGTAGGTTCAACAGTAGAGTTAGCGCCAGCAGAATTTGAAAGACACTTGTAAACATTTCGTGCTGATGTAATCACATACATCGGTTTCAAATTTAATTCTGTATTTGCAGTAACTAGGTCGATGATGTCAGAGGTATCATCATATTGACGATACTTTGTATTAGCAGTCCAGTCAACTCTTGGTACTACCAGTTGAACATCGTTACCTGTGGCTCTTTTACCTGCAAAGATGTTGTCCCATGCTTCTTTTTCAGTATTGATTGTATCAACAATCGAATCTGGTGATGCCTCGTTAGCATATGGCACATTGTTGCCAATAGTCACATAAAGAACTGGGCATGTGTTTGTCGAGGAATTTAGAAGTGCATCTCGCCAAAGCTTTGCAGAATTGTAACTGAGTTTTCTTGTATTAATTGAGTTTGCCATAAGTATTATTTATGTCAGTATAATGAGGGTCTGGTCATTTGCAGAGTGAGTAAATGCAGAAGTGACCGAAACATTTGTGTTACTAATGATAGTGTCAATTGTTCGAATCTCACCATTGACTGCAACAGTCGAACCAACTGTGAGAATGCCTCTGTTATTTGCAAGAATAAATCTCGTACCTGTACCAAGAATGAACGGTGATCCAGCAGTGACATCAATTGTACCAGAAATTGTATTTGAGATGCCATCTTGAACAGTCACAGAAGTATTTGCAGAAGACTTTTTGTTCAAATCTGCATAGTTTACAAAACCAGATGGGTGCATGAGTTCTCTGAGAACTTGTTTGTATCTCGCAAATTCTGTTAACGAAGAAGTTACATAGGAATAATCCACATAGTAATTTGAACCTTGCAGTCTTCTCTCTGAATTTGAAATAATAGAATCAGATGTTGTCCAACGACCAGGCAATGTTGTATAGACACCACCCAATGTGGCATTTGCAATCGCATCTCCATTGCCATAGTTGGTGAGGTCAACTTCTGGGATGTATTGATAGCCAACGCCACCAGTCAACAGACGAATCGATGTGATACTACCAGCAATTTGGTCTGCGATTGCCTCTAGTGATTCCCCATCTCCCATAAGAGAAGTGATGGCAATGTTTGCACCTGCGCCACCAGAGTCGGTCGAAACTGTAACTGTTGGAAAAACATTTTGTGTATAGTTTGTGCCGCCAACCAATCCTCTTGCAAATGAACCAACTCTATAGTTATTTGCATATGTTGTGCCATCTGTCCAAGAGAATGCAACATTGACATTTGCAGTTGTTGAAGATGTAATTGCATTCACAAATCGTTCTTGGCTACGAATAACAATTTTGTCACCAACTTGTAAGTCGGTTGTGAAATCTGTACCAGTACCAATAATTTCAACTGTATTGTTTAGAACATTTGCAGTACCGCCAATGCGTGGTGGTTGAATCTCAATTGTAAGAACGGCGCCACTACCATCAACTGTTTTAACTGCTGCAGCTGCACCTGTTCCTGATGGGTCTGGTCCAAAAAGTATTTCATCACCAATTGCATAGCCGGTGCCGCCACTATAAACATCTATTCTACCAATCGAACGGAAATCTTTAATATCGTAGAAAGTATTACTTGCGATGTACCTGGCACCCTCAGAATCTAGTAAGGTTGTATTTGTAGATATGTTTGAGAAAAGAACAATGGCATTTGTCATTGGTCCTAAATCAGTTACCAAAAGATTAGTCAATGCGTCAACAATTCGTGTGTTTGCATTTTCAGTTGGCGCTGCAGGAAAACCATAGTCAATGGCATCAATTGTCACATTCTCATATGGTTGAATGATATCAACACCCAAAACATTATAAGAGTTTGCGGTGTAGTGGCTTGTATTTACAGCATCAACGGCACCAGTAATTACACCAGGCAGTAAACTTGCGTCAGAAGAAATGATAGACGCTGTTTTGAATCCTGCACCACCATAATTGATAACAAAACGGTCAGTAAAACCATCTGTGATTGATTCGACTTCGGCTGTTGCAGCAGTTGTTGCACCGCCACCAACGACTGTTACTGGATCACCAACATTATAGTTTGCACCACCATCGATAACATTTATCTTCGTGAGAATCGAAAATGTGTCGGCTTCTAAGTTAATTAGAACGCCATTTGAATCTACAATGTCAGATACAATTGTTTCACCATTTGTAAAGTTGCTGATGAGTGTTCTACTATCAATGAACAATTCAAATGGCAGACCAAAGTTTAATCGGTCGGTAATAATTCGTTTAACTGCCCGTTCAACTAATGCCGTTGCACCAGATGTTGAACCAGTGACTTTTCGATTATTGAGCAGAGTGATGTCAAAGTTATCATAAAATATTTTGACTGTAGTATTTGCGGCGGGTGGTGTAACAAAGACTACTTTTCGTGTTTCTTTGCGAATGAAATAGTCTGTATCTTCTACTTTGAGAACACCATCGACATAAACATCAATTTCACCAGAACCAGATGTCTGTGCAAGAATAAATGTGCTATTTGAGCCGTCACCAGTATAAACGCTTCGAACATCAGTTTCAATTCGAAGAATATTGTCTACTGTCCATTTACCATCAGATGCACGAAGAATATTGTTTCTTGGTTGAAGAATCGCAACCTCATCATTGAACAACATTCTAAAGAGAAGTTTGAACGATGCCTCATTACCTTTTGAGAGATAAAGTGGCAGAACATTTTTAATAAGAAATTCTTTATCGACTGCAACATCTCTTGGTAAAAGAGCTGCAAAAGAATTAAAGAAACTATTTTCAAACTGGTCTAAAGCAAAGTCAACATCAGACAAGTATCTTAAATTTTTTGCCTGTTGTGTTAAATCGTTGAGTTCACCTGGCTGTTTTGTTTCTAAGAATTCGTAATACGCCTCTAAGAATGTAATGAATAGCGGATATTCTTCCCGAACGAATTCAGGAACTTGACTATTAACTAGAATAGAAGTATTGGCAAAAGACATTACGATACTTTGGTCAGATTTACAACAATAGAGATTGGATCAGTTTCGTCAATTGTGATGATTGTGTTTCTTGCAGATTCGATGATACCTTCATCTGCCTCAATTGTCAGACGAATCAAACCATCGGCCGAAGAAACAGAAAGAATGTTGATGTCATTGAGATTGATTTCACCAGTATTGTAATTAATAGTACCCGCAGAACTGTCAACAATTTGTCTTTGAGCGTTGGTATCGTAATAGATTGTTCTAAGTGAACCAACTGCGGCATCAATTGTGGCAGATGCAGCACCACCATAACCACCGCCACCAGATATTGTAACGATGGCACGGGTGTAATCAATACCACGATTGATGACATTGATACTTTGAATTGTGCCGTTTACTATTACAGCTTCTGCGGTTGCACCAGTACCATCGCCAGTGATTGTGACTGTCGGTGCACTTGTGTAGCCTGTGCCTGGATTTGTAATTTGAATCGAAGAAATACCAGTGAATGATTGTGGCACTTCTTCATAGAATACGGTTCTTCTAACGCCATCGTCATCAATCACATCAAACTCTGTAGAAGAAAGTCTGTCTGCAACTGTGCCACGATGTAATGGCACATTGAATTTGATATTGTAAGATTGTGGCGTGTTTAATTCTGGTTCAAATCTCTTTTGAACTTTAATTTGAATTTCGTTACCGATGATAGCATTTAAGTCAACACTATCAATTGCAGTCTCTAATTTCGAATCAATAATTTTTGAAGCAAATTTGTTTAAGAATGTGTCGGAGTAATTTACAATTGCATTTCGAATTCTTTCTTTGAGAATTGCTTCTGTGTTTGTTGTCTTTCTTGCATCGTATTGTGCCTCAACATCCACGAGAATATACAAGAACTCTGGATCTAAAATTTCAGATTGAACAGCAATGATTGCTTTTGGTTTGATAATTTCGTCAATGATTCTTTGTTTCTCTGCTTCAGAGATGTAATAATTTTCTCTCGGTTTCATCGAAATGAAAACTTTACCATAGACTGGCGGTTCATTTTCTTCACCACCCCAAACAGATATCGAATCGATGTTTGGATAATTATTCAGAATGTATGTCTCGTAATCTTTGAAAGTTACCAGACGATTCTGCGTAGAGAATCTTGCGGCCGCAGAGAATTTGATATTGTCAACAGATTCACGGTCTGCACCACCAGATGCAGCAGAAACTGGTGTGATTGTGAAATTAGAAAGACCATTACCCAAAGAATCTACAACAGTAGCAGTCGCAACAAAGTTATTTGCTTTATTTGCATCGGTGCCAGCAGTCACAAGATAAGTTACAGAAACAATCGCACCATCAGGAAGTGCTTTGCCAACAACACCATTGCCGAAGTAAATCTGAAAGTTGCCGCCTCGTTCTTCTTGTAAAAAGAAAACTTCAGATGTCGATGAAATATCTAAAACATCTGTGGCTCTTGTGTAAGTTGAAGTTGCAGTATTTGAGCTAGATGGATTGACAAGAACTTTAATTGTTGTCGTGTCAATGTCTGTGTCTGGTAAAGTAAAGACTTGTTTTGGATTTGAACCTTGGTCGTAAGTGAACGAATAGGTAATTAATTGACCTTCATAGATTTGAAGATTCTCAAAAAAGAATTGTGTATTTGATTTTGTAACTGTCGTATCATTAAGAACAACAAAGTTATATGCCTTACTGTCAATTTGATTTGATAAGAAAGCATAACCTTCTGGTAATGTTGCAGTTGCAGCAGTTGTTGTGTTCGAATCAATTGTGAAGTTGATGATTGCAACAGGTGCTCGTGTAGAGTAAGGAGTATAACCTAAAGTTTTAGCGTGTGAAACAACAGAATCACGAAGCAGTGCAGTATCTAAAAATGATTCATTTGCAACCATGTTCAGATAGTAGGCATTGTAGTGTGTATTGTATGCCAAAATATCTAAAAGAACCGAAAGACCGGCGCCATCAAAATCGTAATCTGTAAATTCAGATTGTTGCTTTAGAAAGTTTTTTAGATTTTGTTTTATCGTATCAAAATCTAACTCTGTTACTCTTAAACGGTCTACCATTTTATCTAATCCGCTCTAGGAAAAAATTGATTGTGATTGGTTCTGAGCTGTTGATGATGAAGAATTCCAATCGTATTTTGTAAAGATTTTCGTCTGGCGAAGGTATTGCATTGACCCTAGACACTTGCGCTCGGGGTTCAAAATTGCCAATAACTTCAGTAATTTCTCTTTCGATTTGTGCTGCTGTAACAGAATCAACCTGTTCGAACAGCAGACGCCGAATATTACTTCCAATTTCTGGTTGAAAGGGTCTGTCGTAGTGATTCGTCAGAACTAAATTTTTGATTGAATTAATAATCGCAAATTCGTTCTTGTAAACATTAATGTCTTTTCTGACTGGATGAATCGTGAAATTCAAATCCAAGTCTCTAAAAGTGCGGTCTGATTCTATTGTTACGGTTGCCATCGTCTATTTATTCGTTATCCTGCAAAGACATTGGGTGATCCTTCTGCAACAGAGGTGCAACCAGTTATTGCGTCTCCTATTCTTCCAGCACCTTTTCCATTCACAAAAACAGTAGTTGAACCTATCGTGATTGGCGCTGCGTGGGCAGGACAAGGAACACCAGGTAATAAATGGACATCGTTATTGTCTCCCTGTCTACTCCAAGGAATACCATTTACGAATACATTAGGCGAACCTTCTGCTCTGAATGGCGTAGAACAATGAACAACATCGGCATCACCTATTCTTGTTGCGGCTGGCACGCTCTTTCTCCATCAAAGTTTGTAGTTTTTGATTCCAACTATCCATTTCTTCATGTTCTTCGTGTGTATGTGGCATGTCTAATTGTTTTGGTTTGAATTTAATTAAATTGTCAAACACATCTGGTATATCTTCATATTTCATAAAAGTATGAAGTTTGCCATCAATTAAAACAACAAATTCACCATTCATTAGTTCAAATCAATTTTGGGGGCAGTGAATTTCATATTACCACCAGAGTTTATTGTGCAAGTGCCTCCAATGTCAGCACTAAAATTACCACCAACTTGCATCGTGGCATTGCCGTCAATAAAAACTGTCACATCACCTTGCACATATACTTGTTCATCACCAACAACTACTGTAAATTTATTCCTCTGTATTCTTTCTGAACGGTCGCCTTGGGGACCATATTCAGTATAAGAACCAGAACGATGATAGAGATGAATCCTCTCATTGTCTTTTGTATCGTCAAATTCTAGTGCATGACCTGATTCAGATTCATACACATTGTTGTATGGATATTTCGCATTGTAATAAGAATCAGGTTCTACTTTATTGAGTTTTCTTGCAGCCTTTGCCTGATTGATTGGCGATGGATAGTCCTCATCATTTCTTGCCAATCGTGATGTTGTCGGTTCATCTAACTTTCTCGGATACAAAGTTTGTGATTCGTCTGGTTTCACTGGTGCAGATGCCAATTGACCTGCATCTCGACCATCACTAAAAGCTTCTTGTGCATTTCCTGCTTTCAGAGGAATTGAAGGAAACACACCAAGAATCACTGGTGACTGACCATTCTCACCATCCATAAAGAAACCAAATACCATATCACCTTCTTTTGGTGGATACGGCGATGAAACATTTGATGAGTAAGATGGCGTAGACCAAGGTAACATATCAGTTGGCAACAGCATCTTATTTTCAGCATGCCAACCAACGCAACGAACACGCACACGACCTAGTTTAAGTGGGTCTTGTCTATCTTCTACAATTCCAATCCACCAAACAAAACCGTCTTTGCCTGCAAATTTCTGCGACTGTTTTTCTTCCATATTAATAAGAACCTATCGCAGATGTTTGTAATGGATTGCTAGCAGGAATAAATTCATTACTAGATGAAGTGGTCGCAACCTCAATTACTGTTTCAT